TTAATTGTTTTGCAAACTGCTGCGTACCTGGGCGTTTCGTGAAGCCAGAGCTTCCAGGTAGCTGCTCTGCTGCTGAGGCTGGGGCGCCGGTGTGGGCGGTGCTGCCGCAATCGGAACGGCGCCAGGTGGCATGCCTTGGGCTACTTGGGCGCGGGGTAGCTGCTGGGCTTGGTACTGGGCCTGCACCTGCTGTTGTTCGCGCTTCCAGTCCATAAAGAAACCGCGCTCAACGATCTGGAGACAGATTTCGCGGCTAACGACCAGGAGCGTAGCTTGCTGGGTGTAGCAGTCGCAGCGCTTGCCCATGCTGATGCATGCTGCGGGGTATGGGGCCTGGGTGGGCTGGGTGACCTGGTCGTAAACGGGCGCGGTGTGCGCGAAGCCAGGGACGCGGGCGTCACGCTGCTGCAGGTACTCGGCGGTACTGATGGGACCTGCCCTGCCTGGGCCTGCTGCACCTGGTGCGCCTGCTGGCCTGGCGGTGCCGGTGGGGGCAGTGGCTATGGCTTGGGCGTTGCCTGCGGATTTGGCTTTTTCCAGCATGCCGCCGAATAGGTTAATGCCCAACCAGATAGCAAGACCTGCGGCGACGATGCCGCCAGGGATGGCCCAGACCTTGAGCGGGATCTGGCGCTTGATGTTGTGAACGTCTGCGCTCTTGTACCAGGGTTTGGTGATCCAGTTGCCCGCCTTGTCCTTCTTGCCGAAGGCTTCCTTGGGGTAACGCCAGGGGTACTTCTCGGATTTGCTTTTGACGCGCTCGGGGTCAGTCTGCATCCGGTTGAATTTGTGAGCAACCGCGTTTTCTGAGCCGAAGGCGCGCACGACGTGCCAATGCACTTCGCACAGCTTGCGCGGTGTGGCGTGCACCAGTGTGGGGTCTTGGGTGATGAAGTAGAAATCAATCCCGCGTTTGCCGTGCTTGGATAGCTCCAGGATGGGAAGCGAGACCTTCGCACCAGGTGGAGCCATGCCCCAGAAGTCTTGCAGCTCGTCCACAACGATGATGGAGTCGTTTGGGCACTCCATCCACTTGTCGGGGTGGTCAATTTCTGTCCAGCCTTCAAGCGTGACTTCTGGAATGTTGCAGTAGAAGACGGGGCGGCCTTCTTTCTTTGCGCGCTCCTGAACCTGGATGAAGGTGAACAGCGTTTTACCCTGGCGTGGCAGGCCGGTAACGAAGTTGATAGGCATGATTTACCTCTGCACCAGGCGGCGCACTTTGTCGCCGGTGAGGGCGCTCAAAAGTACCTTGACGCCAACGGCGCTGATGATGATGGACAGGTGAACGTCAATGCGAAAGAAGCCCGCCCAGGCGGCTAGGCCGGAGGCGCCCACGGTGTTGATGTAGCCCTGCGCGTCGAGCTTGATCTGGTCGATAAGCGCAGAGACACCGACGTATTCAACAAAGCCGAAGCCCAAGGCCACGATAACGCGCCCCACCAGGCTGCCGACTATCTGAATGAGGCCGCCGAGCAGCACTGAAATGATCCATGGCATGGGGTGGCCTCCTTATGCTTTTTTGCCGCCAATGACCCACACCATGCAGCCCAAAAGGGTGATACCCACCCCGGCCAGGCTGAGGGCTTCCAACGGGCCACAGATGCGGCTGAATGGGATGGTGAAGGACTGCTGGACGAAGCCGAGGGCTATTTCTGGGTCAGCTGGGCAACCCTTGGCCCAGCCGAAGCCGGACTGGTCGAAATTCGTGCCAACGCTGATTTGCTCAGCTTTGCCCTTGAGCTTGTCGGCGCTCTGCTCGTCGGTTCCGTCCACAGCTGCCTGGTAGGCAGGATGTGAGGTCTTCTCGTCGAACAGCTTGCAATTGCGCTGGTGCTGCTCTCTGGCTATGGCGCACTGGATAGCATCGCCGTCGCATGTGAACGAACCACAGGAGCCGCCCCAGTTGGATTTCTTGCACTGGGGAGCGTCGGGGTTTTCTTTACAAAATTCCTGCTCGGGCTTTTCTTCTTCGGAGCCGTCGGGGTTTGTGGTGGTGCACTTGCCGTCTTTGCAGGTGGTACTACCGCCACCGCCGCTGCCGTCGCCCACAGTGGTATCGGCGGGGATACAGACGCCAGCTGCGTAACGACTCTCCACGCGGCCAGGGGGGCACTTGCTATTGTTGCCGGTCTCGCCATTGCCGTCAGCGTTCGGATCGTCCTCGGGCACACACACGCCAGCCGCGTATTTGCTGGGAGCCTGTCCAGCTGGACATGGGTTTTGGTCAGGGATACAGACGCCGGAGGCGTATTTACTGGGGGAACTGCCAGCGGGGCATTTGTTTTCGTCGGGAACACACACACCGGCTGCATATTGACTGGGAGAGCTACCAGAAGGACAGCCACCAGGTGGAGCCTTGTCGTCGCATTTGTCGCCTGTGAATTTGGCGTCAGTCAGATTACAACCGGCAACGCCCTTTGCACTCCAGCAGCCGGACACCGTGCCAGACACAGTACAGCCACCAGGAAAGCAAGTTGTGCTTGAGTTGCCGATCATGCGCCCCAACGAGCTTGGGGACTTAGAACCGTAATCTGCAGTGACAGGCAGGCCCAAGGGCTTACCCGCCATCTCACTGCAAAGGCTGTCGGGTTTGCACTGGCGCAGGCCATTTGCGTCAGTCTCTTCTTTGGTGCCAGCAGGGCATGAGCAATTGCCTGCAGCGTCTTTTACCAAGGGCGCTACGCACTGCTGATCCGGTTGACACTTCCCATTAACCTCCTTAGTACCCGAAGGACAAACAGAGCGAGTAACCAAGGTGAAGGAACCAAGGCCCTTATTAACCTCGCCAAGAAAGCTAGTCCGATCAACATTACAAGAATCTGGGGCAACAAAAAGCGGCGAACCAGCGACATATTTATATGCCTCCGAATTGTCCCGCTGCCTATAAGCTAACCCCGCAGAGCAAGCCGCTTGCCCCGTAGCGCTCCAAGCCAACGGCGAAATAATAGCCGGAGCGTACTCGGTGACTTTGGGAACCGCCTGTGCAGACGCGGCAGCGGAGAACAGCAGCGCCAGGACGAAGAAAAAAACTCTCATGGCCAGAAGATGATTAGCCCCGCCAGAACGAGCGCGAGAAGTACCCAGAAACCCATTGCAGCCCCCAAGAAAAAAGGGGCGCACCCCTTGCGAGACGCGCCCCTACAAAGCGCGAGCTTTACAGGACGCGCTGAACCCACTTGTACAGCTTGATGACGACCACGAGCGAAATCACGGCGACGCCAATTGCGCTGATGGCTGTCACGCCGGCGGTAATGGTTGCCACGATATCTGTGGTGTCAATCGTATTAGCGGCAGCGTTCGCCGCGCCACCAACAACCGCCACGGCACCGATTGCCGTACCCTTGGCAGCCTTGCAGGCCACGTCAGATACAGCGCCTTGTGCGGAGGCAAAACGGCGCTTCACAGCGTTGAGGGTCTTATTCATCTTCATCTTTCGAACGGAGGTAATTTGTGATCTGGCGCAGCACAAACGCCACGGCCATGACCATCAACAGGGCACCTCCTATAGCCACCGCTGATTCAATATCCATGTAGAACGGGCTATGCTGGGCAAGCTCTACATGGGTCATGACGACCCAGCTTTCAGGGGTGTCGCAGGACACTTCCTGATAGCTGGCGCCGTCGTGTATGAGGCAGAACATCAGTCGCCGATTTTTCCGTGTTGCTGCGCGCCCTCGCCGGGCAGTCGCTCGCAAGCTCGCACCAGCCCAGCGCGGTCGCTGTGGCGCTCTAACGAACGCTCCAGGACACTGCACAAACAGCCGAACACTTCAGAAAAGAAGCAGACGGCAGCGCCCCCAATCACCCCGCCAAAAACGGCGAGATAAACAATGTCGGCGATGACGTCCTGATCGAGAGTCATTCGACCGCGTCCAGGGTCATATCGATGGGGGTAACCATCGTGGTCTCACCGGTTTCTTTGTCGGTGCTGCGAAAGGGCTTGCGAGCGTAGCCGCCGAGCGTTGCGAGCTGGGCGACTTCGTCACCGGGCTGGCCCAGACGCTGTTTGCTGCGAATCTCCACAGTTTGGGGGCGGCTGTAGGGGTCTGGTGCCGGTGTGATGATCCGGGTGTAAGTGGTCTTGTCGTGGCGGCGGACTGCGTCAATGCGCCCCCGCACAAGCACTTGCATGGGGATGGTTTTCGCGGTGGTCGCGGCTGGTGTGGCTACTGCGTTCATTGCTTTTTCCTCTGGATTTCGGCCTGCAACTCGGGCCAAGCGAGACCGGACGAACCTCCGGCGGGGTCTACCTTTTTCGGTAGTCCTATCACTCTGATTTCTTCGACCAGGTCAGCGGCGCTGACGCCGGTTTGCTGCTGGGCGGCGTGGAAATATTTGCCGTAGCAGCGCTGTGCATGGAACAGGCCGTGTGCCAGGCTGCCGCGTGTTTCTTCCTTGGATGTGGGGATCTCTTCGGCTGCTGCTTGCAGCATGTGCGCGAGTGCTGGATAAGCCCCGGTGAAGTACTTGTCGGGGTTGGTGAGGACGTCCAGCGGGATCTCTCGATCTCGGTTGCCCAGGCGCACTTCGTAGCGCGTCCAGTCGCTGCCCTCGAGGTTGAGCTGGCGGCCTTTTTCATAGACGCAGAGCGTCTTTCCGTTCTTGAGTTTTCCGACGTACAC